ATTTAATACACCAACTAAGTTAGTTCCTGAAATCTCAAATACTACCCGACCACCGCCAAAGTCCTGAGATGATCCTGCGGCACTTGTGCTGATTGTTGAGGATGCTTGTGGAATAGGAATTTCTTTTTTCTTTCTTAATAATGCTGCAATCCCTCCTGCCGCTGCAAGTCCTGCTAATATAGGCAATAATAAACCGCCTGATGCGGCAGTTGCCCCTGCGGTTGCACCGGCAGTTCCTAATCCAATCGTTCCTGCTGCTGCAATTGGCGCGCCTAAAATTACACCACCTGTTGATGCCGCAACACCTGACAATGCTCCAGCAGTTCCAACACCTGCCGCAACTCCACCTCCTCCAATTCCTAAAACTTTAGCTAATGATCCAAATAAACTTGCAGTTTTTCCGACTTGACCACCAACAGGCGCTCCTCCTTTATTTGAAAGCAAATTTAAAACTCCCTGAGTTGCCTCACTTGCTAATACGGATAAGAAAGTATTTTTAATAGCTTGACCTAAGGTATCAAATGATAACTTTCCATTCATTAACAAATCATCAAAAAATGTCTTAAATGATGTGCTTAACTGTGGTAAAATGTTATCTTTTATATATAAACTTAATCCTTGAAATGGAGTTAATAATGGTGCTTTTATAGCAGCAAATTTATCTACTATTGCTTTAGCGGCTACCTCTGACTGACTAACTGCCAAATCTAAAGCATCCGGATCAATGAAATCTAACCCTGCTTTTTTCTTGTCTGCCTCTGCTGATGCTATTGCTCTAAAATTAATTAAGGAAGTAATCATCTGCTGAGCAAATACACCTGCATCAGTTTTTAATTTTGCAGCACTTTCATTTGCTTCCTTTTGTAATTTTTCTGCTTCTGCCTTAGCTTTTTTATCTATTGCTGCATTACTTGTTGTAGTTGATTTACTTGCTTCCTTTCCAAATGCTTCTCTTCCATCTCGTAATGCTTTAATTCCATCTTCATAAACAGTTTTAAACGCATTTTTTACGCTTTGACTTGCACCTCCTTTTAATAATTTATCGCCCTCTGTTTTTAACTTAGCAATGGCAGCAGAATAATCATTTACACTCTTTGCCCCTTGTACAGTACTTTGTACAATTCCCTGTACACCTTTCTCAACCGCCATTATAGCAGCAACATTAATATCCTTTGTTGACATCAATGCACCTAATGCCGGAATGCCTGAGATTTTACCTCCTGCCTTTATTAATCCCTCTAAAAATGTTCCCTCTATTTTAAATTTAGATGCAATATTTAATTCCTTATTAAATTGAGTAATATTATTAATAGCCTCATTAATAATAGAAATTGCACCTGTAAAAACTCCTGATGTATTGCTACCAACTGAAATCAGCATCTGATCCCAACTATCACCTAAATTTGAAATTTGACCAGTTAAGGTTTTAGATATAACCGCCATTGATCCTGATACACCCTCAGCATTACCCAATGATGTAACATAATTACGGATAGCCTCAGATGACTTATCTACTGTTGTTTGAACTCCTTTAAAAGTAAATATTACTTTATCTCCAGCAACTTGCGCCCTAATACCAAACTCCTTAAGCCTTTCAAATTCGCCTGTTTGAGCATCAATAACTGCCTCTGCTAATTGGTCAAATGATTTACCTGTACTGGATGCTAAATCACCTAACTTGCGCATTTCATCACCAGTAGGTTTAAATCCTTGATTTGCTAACTTAACAAATGCAGCAGTTAATTCATTTACACCAAATGGAGTTTTAGCAGCAAAGTCCTGTATTTCTTGTAATTTTAATTTAGCTAAGGCATTCGATCCTAATGTATTACCTAATACTGCACCAAACTTTTCAAACTCAGCAGTTACCGCTAATACCTGTCTGCCAAAATCAACAAATGCGCCAACGCTTAACGCACCGCCAATACTTAACGCTACTGTTTTTAAAGCTGCATTTGCTCCTGATGCAAACTTGCCAACGCTTGAATCAGCAGACTTTGTGAAATCATTTAGTTTACTTTTAGCACCTCTTAAATCTTTATCTAATTGTCCTAAAGGTGCGCCAATAGGTATCTCAATTCCTTGCATTTTCCAGATATTTAATCATTGCCTTATTCATCTGCTCTTTGATTTTATCCATGTCTTTAATCTCATCATCCTGATAAATAAATGACATAAACTTTTTATATGTAGGCATTCCCTTATTAACATGCACTCTCATTCCGTTCCATGTTGCCCATCCTATCCTTTCCCATTCTTTTTTCTCTCTATTAAAAAAGCCTTGACATTTCAATATATATTGATTCCATGTCAAGGCATAAAAGTCATCAGGCATTAATCCCAACTCACCAAAAGCAAATGTTAATACATCCTTATTCCAATCTAACTTTCCGCTTTGCTTTTTTTTTGTTCTGCAACCTCAGTATTTAAACCTAATACCCTGAATACCTCTTTAGAAACAACTATGATTAACTGACCTCCTGATCCTCCGGTTACATCTATCCACTCATGAACATCAAACTCAGTAAAATCAATTATCTCACCTTTTTTAATAATCGGATAAGTTGCTGCATGAAACATGAAGGTGCGCAGGAATGGCAATAACTGCTTCCCTAACAAATCAGATAAATCAGATACTGAGGCATCAAAATGTATTAAGGTTTGCTCTAAGGCATAATTGCCAAAGAAAAACTGCCTATCTACATCCCCGATTTTATACGTTAAATGTCCTTCCATTTAGTAACCAGGATATGGATCAGTTTCAGTTATATCACCATCACCTAACAAAGTACCGGAAAAAGTAATAAATTCACCCTCTGCACCTGTAATATCCAAAGCTGAGAAATAAGCAGTACCATACTGAGCAGCAAAATTAGGTTCTTCTGTGCCATCTGTTTTCAATAAAGCGATTTGATACTCTGTTAAGGTTTTTGCTCTTGCAATACTTTTAATAACATCCCATGACGCTTTAGCAGTATCACCACCTGCACCGCTTGTATCTGTAAAAACTCCCTCAAATGGAATCTCATAAGAATAAGTAGTAGGTTTTCTACGTGTCACACCTGGATCACATTTGGTAACTGTTTCTGCGAAATCCCATGATTCAGAAATTCCGTTTGAGGTTAAACATGCAACAGGCTTCCATGTACCGGAGTTTCTGATATAAAGCATGAATAAACTACCTGAGTAAAATTGCTCGTCTGCCATTTTAAATTAAATTTAGTTTATGATTAAAAATTAATATGTATTGAAATACGTTTTCCGTATCTGTTTCTAAAATTATCTCTGTGCTTAAATTTTGCATCGTTTCTATGTTGTGAAAATTTGTTAAGGTAATTCCATCAACTTGTATAACCTCAGCCACCTCCTCACCTATCGCCATCGCATAACTTAAATCTCCTGTACCATTCGGATATCTTGTAACTATCTGAACAGTAATAGTGCAATCATACCAATAGTTGCACTTTGTTTTGTTTTGCAGCTTTGTCTGACTTGACAAAACTACGTATTTTTTAGGTACGTTTTTTAATGGTGCTGATTTACTATAAACAGGTACTGCAACCCCTCCAACAGTTAGACCTGATAATGCAACTTTATATGCGTTTAATATGTCTAAATTTGGGTCTTTCATTTCTTCAAATATAATTATTTTTTTGCATTATATTTTTTGGTTTCCCTATCCAATGCAGTTATTAATTTTTTTTGATAAATAGGTACGTTTTGTAAATAGGCAGGAATAAAAAATGGTTGAGGTCTTATATTTATTTGTCTGATACCTTTACCCTTAAATGGTGATGCTAAACCTTCAAAACCTTTAGGTATGCTAACCTTCCCACCAGTACCAAATTCAACATAAGCAGCATAAGGTGCATTAGCAAAAAAGAAAGATTTAACAAAACCTACCCTCGCAGTAGTATGACCAATAGATAACCTTAATTGACCTAAATTTACAGGTGCTTTTAACCTTGCATCAGTAACCATATCATCAGCAGTAGAATTGGTAATTGCAACCGCCAACCTTTGAGCATCAGCACCAAAAGAATCAATTTGATTTAATAACTTACTGATATTAATCTTCGGAGTTTTCATCTGTTACCCTCGCTAAAATTTCATTAAACCTTCTGCGATCATCTAAATCTCTTACTGAATGAATAGTGTAATAATTGCCCTCGTATAAAATACGCATGTCTTTTGTAGGCTCAAAATCTCTCCTGTAACGGATTGTAAATCTATAACCCTGATTGATTACCTGCTCACCTGCTTCCAACTGTCTACTGCCATCAAATGGCTTTACATTTGCCCAAGTTACCAAAACGGGAACAAAAGTAATTACGTAATCTTGATACGCATTCTCAACACTTAGAAAAGTGCCAAATGTTATCCGCCTGTCTAACTTGCCTGGATTCATTAGAATAAAGTTATGCGCCTGTATGGTGCGAGTATAAAGGTTACAATCTTTGGCATATCCTCTTTTGGATTATCCCTGTTCTCATAATAATAAGTTATCAACTGTTTTATAGCAGTTTCAATATCATCCGGAACATCAGAGCCACCATCATAATTCCATCCATAACCAGCAATAAAAGTAATAGTATTATTACCTGCCTGTTCAGTTATTACCTCTGTATACCATTGAGTATCTTCAATCTCAAAATCTACTGCAACTAAATCCTTATCAACTACATCCTCAACTGAAACAACCGGATAGTTGTAAATCTTTAGATTACCTGTTTTATCAGTTATCTCTGTTAAGGTCCTTTGCCATAAAGTTTGCAGAGTATATTGCTCAACTTGATTTACCGCAGATTTTATCAATGCAGTTATTAATCCATCCTCGTAATCGTAATCCTCGTCTAACCTCAGCCACATTTTCGCTTGTGCAAGGCTTACTACGTTTAATTGATCCATATTCTTTTTTACTTATATAAGGCTTCATTATTTTACCGCTAATTTACTAATTTTTATTAGCCATTTTTCAAACTTAGCTAAATCCTTAAGCGGATCTAATTCCTTTGCTCTCTGTAATGGCTTTTTATCTTTAAATAACTGTTCACTATTTTTTATTGCATCCACCCATGCCTCAATATCATTCCTCTTAACGAATACGGCACTATCTGACAGACTTTCTCTAAATCCTGGTATATCTGATGCAATTACAGGAATATTACAACATAGAGCCTCTATTTGAGCCATCCCATAACTCTCATACTCAGATGGTGCAATCAGTAGTTTTGTCATTGATAAATACTTCCGTATGTCATCCGTAATACCAACGTATTTTATATTTCTAACTTTAGCATCTGTTATCTGATGATAGTAACCACCCTGCACCGCCAAAAATTTATGATTAGGCATTCGCTTTGCAATCTCAATTAATATTTTACCTCCCTTGTTTTCATTGTGGTTTATCAAAGTGATATACTCAGCTTTAATATTATCCACATCCTGAAAATCTCTGTAATTAACAGGCGGATATAAAACAAAACTTTCCTGATTATAGTGCAATTCTTTTTTTAACTGTTCAGTATTATATACAGTAAATACATTTTTACGAATGTCTACTTGTGGATAACATGCATTATTATGGGCAAAATTAATTATCTTTTTAGGTGATAGCCTTTGCTTGTTCATAGCATAATACGTACCGGATAACTGACAGAAAACTAAATCTGCCCAATTCCATAAATCATTATGGCAAGTCTTATAATCCTTTGTCTGTGAATAAACCTCAATACCTTCATACTTATAATTTTCAGGATAACGAGTAACCGCCCTGACTTCATGCCCTTTGCTCATTAAATACTGGCAAGTTCTATGCAGACATATTTCTGATCCTGCCCTCTGGTGTGGCAAATATATGCCTGGACTTAATAAAATCTTCATGTAATTTCTACGTATAAATAAGGTTTTGGTATCTTTGGAGTTTGCTGAGTATAATTATGCAGGTCTGATTGATGGTAGTGAATGGATTGCACTTTGGTTGCCGGATTTAAAAGCCTATAACCTGCTCTGTTTAACTCGTATGCTATCCTGTTATCGCAACCAGGAATGCCCATATAAAAGTCAGCAAATCTCACATTTCTAATTTTACCTTTAAATATCCATGTATCTTGACTATACCTTTCATTGTGCAACCTCAAACCTTCCCTTTTATAATCCCACCGGGATAGGCTAACGCATTGCCTGCTATGGAAATCCAATAGGCTCAGAGTATGATTAAAATAAATATCGGTGTTGCAAATTATTGAAATCTCATCTGATGATTGTACCCTCCTCCCAATCAACTCAAAGAAATCCCTGTA